ATTGGTGGAGTTGCGAACCCAAATTTTGGAGTACGTATAGCTCCTGATCCAAGTAGTCCAATTATGACGATGAACAATTTCTTGTCGCCTCCCACATATTCACCCGCTCCAGTTCCTACCAATCCTACCCTTATGTTCTGGAAATTGAGTCCATTCATTGAAGCCAACTACATTTTCCTAAATGATGCCGAACTTATCCATATAACGAAGAATGAACATTCGTTCATAATGAACCAAGTAGATGTAACAAGTGGGGATGGTCTTGCAGGAGCAAGTAATGATACTCTAGTACTCATGCGAAATTTGTGTACTCAAATGGTGTGGGTCGCTCAGCGCTTTGACCGTCTCCAGCAGAATGATTATGATAACTATACGAACTGGGTAGACCCCTACAAACCACCACAGGATTCTACCGGCATGTTGTACATGACTCCGCAGTATTCATCGGGGGTTGCTCTTCCCACAAACACGTCGCAGCGGGACATTTTACTGGAATCCGCAATTATTCTCGATGGAAAGGAGCGGTTCTCATACAAGCAAACCTACTTCTTCTCCCAGCTCCAGAATTACCGTCACCAAACTGGCCAGACATCGAGCAGTATCCCAGGGTTGTATTCGTACTCTTTCGCACTTGAACACGGAACAACTCAGCCAAGTGGACATCTGAATGGGTCTATGTTCAACAAACCTATTCTGCGAAACACGTACGTCCAGCCAGCGCTCGCTACCGTTCAGTCGGGGCAGACTCAAACTGTATCGTGCGTACTGAAATCCACGGTCAATAACGCGAATCCTACGGTTGTTAACCCTGCAGCCGTAGACCAGAATGGACGACTGTTGTATGGTCCGAATGATGTGGTTACTGTCGTACAGACTGGGTCAGCACTTGCTACATCGCAGTACCAATACACGTTTGGTGTAAGGGTATTTGTGGAATCTTACAATTATCTCCGAATCATGGGCGGTGTTGCGAACGTTGTTTTCAGCTCATAATCCTGCCGTATAATAAGAATGTCCACCGGCATACATATTCAGTCGGCGTCCTATGGCGTTGGTTCAAAAAGTGTAGATGTAGCTCGCGCAGTAGCTGCTAAAAACAAAGATGGCGACATAAAGTTCGTAGTCACTCCAGCGGCCCTGAATGTGAAAGACCCAGCACCTGGTCAATTGAAAACACTAACCGTGAATTACACGATTAATGGTGGAAATTCGAATATTGAAACGGCAGTCGATGGCGACAGCATAAGTATTAGTGCGCCCCCAGCTCGAATCGCATCTGGTCTTCAAATCAAAAAGGCGCAGTATGGGTATGACGGGAACTGGGCAGATGTTACAAGCGCGATACGGACGTACATGAATGATGGGAGTATCGATATAACCGTGAACCCTGCAACTGTAGGTATTCCAGACCCTAACCCAAATAAACCGAAATTCCTCAAAGTGGATACGACAATTAACGGAAAGGCAAGCTCTTACAAGATTGCCGATGGTAAAAAGTTCAAGCTCTCAGCACCATCAAGCACGGATATATCGTCAGCTGATTCTAAACCTGTAAACGTGGTATGGTCAATTATTTCGATGTTGTTCACCAAAGCTATTTTCTGCATTTTGTTGACTGTTTGGTTCACGAGTATCCGGGTAGGAGCAGAATATGGTGCAACACTGTTTCAGGGAGGAGGGTATGTTATTGGAACTCTAGCGTTATTCACTTTTGGACTTTTCCCAATATTCGGTCTTCCGTTCCCGATGTTTTGGTGGGGATTGATTATGGGTTAAACTTTTACACGGTAAGAACGTAGTATCGCAATGGAGATTGTTGCTTACATTGAAACCACGCATGAATTTACTCAACCATATTATGCGTTTCGCACAATAGGGTTGTGGCAGACCGTGTGGAGAGCAGTTTGTGAGATGGCGTACAATAGAAGTGCTCAGCAGTATAGTAGTATCGTAGTCGAACCGGAAGCAGATAAGTTTGATGAGCTACAGTTTTACGAGAGGAACAGTACTCGTATTCGAAATCATCATCTTCTATGCTTTCAAGAAATATGGTCGAAGTATGATAGATTTGAGCCTTTTGTGAATTCCCAACTTACTGAGCTTGTAGTGCCTCGTGTACTTTTTGAATGTCCCGGAGTCCGGCATTTTTTTGAATTCTCATTCCCCGAATGTAAAGTAGTTTTTTGGGGAGAGTAAAGTAAATGAGCCAGCAGAAAGTCAGCATAGATAAAGCTCTTGCGTACGACCCTCTATCTCTCTCACCCCCGCGTAATCAGACTATCGGGTACAAACGGTCTCGTAACCCAGTGTCACCCCCCGATACCACAAGTAAGCCGGAAGATATTATGCAAGTTGATATTCCTAATACGGCTGAGGCGCGCAAGTTAGCGTACGAAGCTTCGGCGGAAGACCGAACTCGTCGCAATGGTGGACGCAAACGTCGTGCGGCAAAAAAGGCACGTAAAACGCGCAAGACTCGTAAGACGAAGGGCAAAGGACGCAAGTAAAGTAAAAAGTTGCCTTTCGGCGTTTTTAGGATTTTTGATTTTCGTGGTTGCACAAGTTAATTCACTCGGCCTCGCTCGCAGCGCTCTCGTGACCATCCGTCACCGGCTCAGCGGCCGTGACTGCGACAGTCTTGTTGAACTCGTCGATGAGAGCACGCTGGCTGTCTTTAGCCATGAACACATCATTGCTCAGACTCTCAACATACTTGTTGAAAGCCTCGCGATGCGCCGTACGACCCTTCTTATCGTCCTTGTCGAAGCCCGTGTAGAGAGCTTCAGCGTCCTTGCCTGCGATCCGCGAAATCCGCGGGGCAGTCTTGGGTGCCTCATCAGCTGACGAGGTCTTCTTGGTACGCGTCTTGCGCACCGGTCCTGTCTTTTCGCTATCCGACTTACCAGCACCCGCATTCGCAGGAACAGGTTCAAACATCGCCTTCAGCTTCTCGGTGCGAGCTTCAATCTCAGAAATGAGCTTGAGCGCCGCCTTGGAATTCATCGTCGGGGTGTCGGACATCTTTCTTAAGGCTGTAAGCTTTTAAGGTAAGATATTTATAACAGGGAACAATCTGCTGTAACTTAGACTAATAAAATCCGTTTTTAAGGATGCGTTTCCTGCATAGGTTTATAGTGGGTAAAACTAGTAAATGTCGTCCACTGAATTCGCCAAGGCTCATTTACGCGAACATCTCGTAGGTCTTCTTGTAAGTCCGGTCGCCGATGGATTCTGGAGCATCTGTGATTCGGCCGAGGAACTCTGCAAACGTAATGGCCAGCTAGACCAGATTCTACGGACGTTCCAGAATATGTTAACGCGTATTCCCGATTGGACTGAATCTACTCTATCCACTGAAGTTGAACGTATCATTAAGGTGTCGGGATGCACGTATATGGATGACCTTCTAATGGGCGTATTCATTTCTTACATGAAATCGTTTGCGTCTCTACATTACCGTGGCTCGTCCTCTGAAATCAAAATTGATTTTGACCGCCCGACGTTCGCAAAGTTTGTACATGAACTTTACAAACAGTCTGCGCGCAAGCTATGGCAGATGGCGTACTATTTCAAGACAGTGGGTGTATCTACGGAGCAGCAAGCGCGTAATCGGCAGGAAGTAGAAAAGGTGGTGACGGATTGTATGGAGCAGACGATTCGTAGCTTTCTTCCATGGGAAGCTATTGCTAAGAAGTACTTTGCCGATGACGAGTACGTTTCTGAAACTCTACCTGTTCTACAGCCCACGCACGATGTACCTCCCCCTCCTCCACCCGCTCCAGTTCAACAGGTAAAGTTTGAAGAGAACGAGAGTGAGAGCGATGAGGAAGATGATGGAACGGATAACGAGGAGCGAGCCGATATTCGGGTTGGTGAGGAAGAAACTACGATTGAGTTTGAGGATATGGACAAGAAGCCGGAGCCAGAGCCGGTAGAAGCCGATGATCCTCTGAAAGAAATCGAAGGAAAGCTTGGAGCGGAGGGTGATAACACTCTCGTTCTAAACTTGTAGAATTTTGGTTGACGGCAGAATAAATAAATGATGATTGTTATTGCGGCTGTGTCTGTTGCGCTAGTATGCTTTATTGTGTATGCTCTGGAGCGTCGGTCAAAAAACGAACCCATTGTGTGGGTAGATGCAGGAAAGCTGTCGATATTTGGGGGTATTATCACGGCTGGGGTAGTGTTTGCGACATCCAGTGAAGTTGTTGCCGACGCAGTCAAGACTATGGAAATTCCCAGTGTTCAGGACATTTTTGTGGGTAAGCCATCTTTTTAATCCAATCTCAAGCCTCAATCATACAACAGTATTCTCCAGGAGGGAGAGAATTGACTGAATACGTAGATTTCAAAGACATAATTTCGGTGCGGGGAACTGCATTTTTACAGTAGCGAGCTATCGCCTTGTAAAGATAAAAGCCATGATACCGATCATGTTGAGCATCCTTTTTTCCAAAGAGGATTGATTGGTTATCGTCCAACGTTAACCATTTCATAAAAAGAATATACACTTTGTTTGTTTCGTACTCTTTGTGTCCAGGTCCTTCTGGAAACAAGTCCCAGAACATAGATGTAGCTAACCTAACAAGATCGAATGATGGATTAGGTTTGATTTCGGGATATTTATGGATATACCATGGCTCAAAATTGTACTGTCCTCCAGCCTCTTCCTCTACGGAGAAATGGTCGCTCATAAACAGTTTGGGTTCTTTCATTCCTATTACACGAACCGATCCAATACTTCGCTCAAAGTCAATTAGTTTAATAAGGTATCCGTGCGTGGGAACTTTGAAGAACGATCCACCGCAACTATAAAACATATGCTCACGTTCTGTGGGAACATACATAACATTATTGGAATGCAAATCGTTGTGCGTGAATCCATAATTACGCTGGGCAAAAGCAAGAGCGAATATTACTTGGGTCAGCCAATCGAGGTGTTTATTTGAATCGGGATTTGCTGAACACAGTTCGTGAAATGTTCCAGTACATGTTTCCATAACTGTTATTTGAACGGGAACGTTGGTAAATGATGCCCATGCAAACGGTTCACAATCATCATCTTCCTCATCATCCTCTTCATCCGATTCACATTCACAAGACTTAATTCCGAAAATGTAAGAGGTAGACACGGACGAACTATCACTCTCATCATCATCGGTATCATCTGCATCTCGCATCATCTGATTCATCTCAGCAGGTTCGGTTGGTAAAACTTCTGGCGCTTGAAGTTCTTCTACGTTTTCAAGTGTGATTTCTTCCCCTAGCAAAATACCTGCGCGCGCTCCTCGAGTATGATTGAAATCACCAGATGCATGAATACCTTCGGTAAGACGGATATCGAAAGTTTTTCCGATATTGGAAGAAAACCATGAGCGCTCTGATAAATCGGCGTAATCGTCTGAGATATCAATGGTGTGCTTTTCTGCGACTCCCGTGAATACTCCATACACTTTCGGGAAATGAGGGCATCCAGACTGGGCTAGAATAACAGAAAGGACGGCACCGACATAGGCTGCGTTATTTGGGTCTTGAATCTTTCGTTGGATTTCGGCAGATTGTTCTTCGGTGGTAGGAAGACCTAGAGATGAACCATAATCTCCCTGCATCCACTTAAAAGGGGATAAGAGCATAGTAGTTTTGCGATGTACTGGAACTGTATGGCCTTTCGACGTTCGGATTGAAGTCGAGTCTATAATCGCAGAAACACTTTCATCTAATCTAAATCCAAACTCTTGCGGTGAATCACGAACTTCAGTTTTGAACAGTTTCTGGATAGGTGGAAAAAAGGGTTGTATGTGCCTGATTCCCCATGGCTGCTGAGCTTTAAGTGTTTCGTATCGTTGCACAGAGAGTGCGACTGCGTTGGTACGAAGGTCGCTACTTGAGGACGTCGGTTTGCGTTTAACCATATTATTATGGCGTGTTAAACATAAACTAAAAAGTTCACGCACTTAAAGCAAGATGAGCATGAACTTTTCAATAAAGAAGTTCGATATCAATATGCTCAAAGATAGATGTGAAATAGATTCTCGAAAGTCTCCAATGATTGTTCTGATCGGAAAGAAAGATACTGGTAAATCTTTCTTGGTGCGTGATATTCTGTTCAACACCCAAACATGTTTTCCGATCGGAACAGTGATTTCGGCAACTGAGGTCGCAAACGAGTTTTTTCAGCATATGGTTCCATCCAAACTGATTCACGACAAGTACCGTCCGGAAATTGTGATGAATGTTATTAAGCGGCAGTTAGGTGTGAAAACGGCTCGAAACGGAGAAAAGGGAAGGTCTGGCGGTAATTCGTCTACTGACCCCCGCGCCTTCCTGATTTTGGACGATTGTCTTTTTGATAATACTTGGATTAAGGAAGAGTCTACTCGTTACATTTTCATGAACGGTCGACACATTGATGTGATGACTATTATTACTATGCAGTATCCCTTGGGTATTACTCCTAATTTGCGTACAAACGTAGATTTTATCTTTATTTTGCGTGAGAACATTCTTGGAAACCGACGACGTATTTACGAGAACTATGCTGGTATGTTCCCAACATTTGAAATGTTCTGTCAGTTCATGGACCAGTGCACCGAAAATTTCGAATGTCTCGTAATCTGCAACGGGGTTCAGTCGAACCGCCTTGAAGATCAGGTTTTTTGGTACAAAGCAAGTGACCATCCATCATTTCGTTTATGTGATGATTCCTTGTGGGCCGACAATAAACCTTTTTCCAGCGCGATGTTGTCGCAGGACGAGTACTCGGCAGACACAATGCGCGGAACAAAGAAGAACAGTCCTTGGGTTCACGTTAAGCAGCAGGGAAAAGAAAAACACTAATAACTAACCATGAAAATTGCGATAAATTCAAACTTAAAAAACAGCATTGAACTCCATTGCTTGTTGGAAAGTATGAAGAAACACCCCGAGTTCAATGAATATGATGTTCTGGTTTTTATCGGGGGAAATTTTGGAGAGCATGATTATATTTTTGAGAAGAGTGGTAATATAACCTATATCAAATGCAATTATAACAGCATTGATTACACTGCATTAATAGCACTAGTCGAATTATATCGTGGTAATATCGACGAACACTATTTTTATATCCATGATACATGTGAGGTTGGAGATACATTCTTCAGTAAACTGAAATCAATAGATGTTTCTGACGTATCAAGTATAAAAATTTATACAAAGTCTATGAATATTGGTATTTATTCACAGACTATTTTGAATAAGTTCAGAGACCTGTTAATATCGAAAAAACAGTTTAATAACAATAATATTGTAGAATTCAAGAAAGAGTGTATTGCTACCGAAGATTATATATTTAACAATGATCCCAAAAATACGATTCTAGATAATTATACTGGACGAATTCCATGGGCGTCGCCACAAAACTATTACCTCAACGGAACTTTACGAGTAACAGAATATTATGAAAATATAGATATTTATAAATTTAAGGCAAACTGGGGAGGTCAGGAAGGAGTTGTCTTATAATTAATTAGTATGAACAAACATTCGCACTGAGTCCCAAGGTCGTGAGGAATTGAGACTGAGCACCCATAATGTAATGCAGAATCTCGCCAGTTACAAAGGTTAAAAACAAAGTTATCCAGAACTCTGTTTTAAAGATGTACGCCAACAATTTTGCGAGCAAAACTGTTCCAATACTGTCGACAACCGCATAGCCCATAAACCGGGTACTGTGTGCACCCTCTCTAGGCTTTCCAAAAATGAAAGCGTATGGGCAGCTCATTATATCTTATGCTCTACGAAAGTCTTGATAGCATCTTTCTTCCATACTGCGACTGAACAAATATCAAACGTCGAATACCAAATATACTTCTGTCGAGCCTTAGCTATGTTCGGCGTCTTAATAAAAATTCCAGATTTGCCCGTGTCCTTTTTCACTTTGTCCCAATCAATACTATAAAACTTATCATCTCCAGAAAACTGGTCGTTGAATTCTTTAATATCCTTAACGGTTTCCAAGACAATTAACTTCGATTCGTCCAATTCAGCAATGTATTCGTATTTGTAACTCTCAAGCCAATCATCGCCCATTTCGCCTCGCACCCATTCCTTCCAGTCGTCTCCACACGCAAACCACAACCCTTTGGGTTTCACATTCATACCTAGTTTTTTAGGAGTGTGAAACTTTTCAATTTCGGTTTTTGATAAGTGGATAAACTTCATTATTTATTACAGTAGTTTACTGTTTAAAGGTCTCGGAGCGCCCCACCTTCGGCAGGGTGAACATTGTTCTCAATCGCACGACCAATGTCGGACGTATCGGCAACACCTGCATCTTTCTTTGAGTCTTCCAGCGCCTTCCGACGACGCTCCTCGTTCTCCTTCTTCTGGGTCTCGATGCGCTGCGCCTTCTCCTCCTCGAAAAAGATTTCGCGATTCACTTCGTTCTCCTTGTACTTGCGCATCATCTCATTGAGTTCCTTCTCGGCATACTCGACTTCCGGCATCAGGTTCTCGGATGGGTCCCAAGGTAGCCAAGCACCAACCTTGCCGATATACAGGTTATCATTCGGGTATCGGCGCTGGAGAACCTTGGAGTACGTCTGACATTCCTCGAGGTTCGCAAACACGCGACGGAGCTTGACGCCACGAACATTGGTGCGGAACTCTACCTTCTCATTGAACTCCGACTCCAGCTCCTTCTCACGCTTCAGGAGAAATACCTGGTACTGTTCGTGAATATCCGTCTTGCGGATTTCCTCGTTGTGAACCTTACGGAAATCCTCCATATCCTTAAAGAGGTCATCAACCTTCAGAGCATACTTCTTGGAAAGGTACGCCATGAACGTCTCCATACCCTTAATCTTCCAGTCATACTCCAGCCACTCCACGAACTTCTCGTTCATGAACTCTGACTTCTGCTTAAGAACCTTCTCAGGCGAAATGAAGGATACAATGCAGTAACGCTGGGTCGGGATTTCCGGATCTTCCTCCAAATAATCTATAATCTGTCCATCATCTTCGCGCTTGGGTAGGGTCTCGCTGGGCATTTGTTTACTTATATCGTAGTCTGTGAAAGCTGTTAAACTAACGAACGCTAGTGTTAGG